TAACGATTTCTGTGTATCGGACACTTGACCTGCCTCTCTTATAGCCTTCATTAAAAGCTTTGGCTTTAGATGAGTTCCAAAGACTCCAGATATAAAGGCCGATAAATGGAACGCCAATAATTATTCCTACTACTGCTTCATCAGATAAATTAGGCAACATCTGCACTCACCCCATATTTATCAAGCCAATATGCAGAGATTTCAGCCTTAGATAAACGGCCTCGCAGCTGCTTCTTACCCATCCGCTCTTTAGCGAATCGTCTAATTATTGATCCCTTAACCCAATTTGTCTCATCAGTCCAAGCCCCTGCTTGAGAATCAAATCGAATTAGGGTTACTTTATTTATCATTTTGCTCCCGTTCTGTCATCCTTAAATGGATTTACGGGCTAAATGTATTTGCTTAAATCTATTTAGACAAGCAATAGCTCGGCGTGGCGAATATCTAAGAAGCCAGCCAGTCTTTCGTTGGTCGCTTTATTGGCGAAGTCGGTAGTTATAGGAAGGCGCTTTAAAGCCCACTCAGGCTCGCTTACAGCCCCTAAGTCCCATTGATAGACCCCTCTAGGTGTCGAATTAATGTACAGGGTCTTAGCGCCCGTTCTAGCCCTTATATCGGCCAGATAGTCCCATTTCTTCTTTTCAATCATCAAAGTATCGTAATGGGTTCGGCGGCATTTAAGCTCAAGAAATGCGTTATGGGTTACGCCGTCAGCTCGGTCGGTCGCTGATAAAGGCGTCAAGTCTGGGTAAAGCGACTTGAGAGCCTCAAAGAGCTCGACCTCTCTAAAGTAGATTAGTTATCTTCCTCGCCATCTTCCCAACCTATTTTCTTTATTGGGTCATCGGCAGGAACTATCCAATCAGGATAAGAACTACGATCCATAGCAAAAGCAAGTGAAGTTCCTTCATCCATACCAGCTCTGCGACAGGCTTTATAAACTTCATTGGCAGCAATAGCCCAGAAATCAAGCTTTGTTAAAGGCGTCTCTTTAGTAGTCCTGCGCTTCTTAGGACGCTTGACTGGCTTCTTACTTACGCGCTTTCGCGTTGCCATTTCTGACCCCTCTCGCTAGGGCCAATTCTAGCTGAGACTCCATTTTATCAAGGCGCGACACTATTGGAATATTCTCCAATTTGATTATGTAGCGAAGCCCAGCAATCAGTAAGGCGATAGAACCTAGAACTGATGCAACTAGGGTTGCGAGTTCAGCTGCAACCATTACCGGACTTTACCGTAGCGCTCATAGTTAGGGTTAAGCCAGTTAATAATGCTAGGCAAGACTGACACTAGAGCTGCATTTGCAATTGCATTGACATCTAGCCCGACTGCTAGATAGGTCGCTAGTGCTGTTGCTAGGAATGTCTTTGCCCAGCTCTCTGCCATTTTCTTTAGGTCGCTCATTAGCTTCTCCTTCGAGGTTAAAGTAACTGCCATCTTTGTCTCCCAAAGTTGTGAATGAAATATGGAAATGTGACCGATGGGGATTAGCACCGTTATATTTACGCCGCTTCCAACCCAGTATCGGACTCATAATCTTTCCATCGTAGATTATGTATTTAATTCTTTTATCGCCCTTCTTGGCTAACCTGCGAATCTTCTCAACCAGGGCATAAGCTTCTTCTTTATGTGCTGATAGGTCAGAATCAATATCTATAGCTCTAACGATTCCATCGACTGGTATATGGTCAGAACTGCCTTTAGCAAGGTGACGAGCATCAGCAATCCAGCCGTCAGACTTCCTATCGCGATCAGGATAATCGTCATCAATTTGTTCTCTCAGTTGAATACCAGCTGCGCATAATCTAGCCATAATTATTCTTGCGGATAAGGCGGCTCGGGGAATTGTAAATCTGTAACTGTTAAACCTGCTGAATATTGATCCTCAACAAAAGCAACAATTTTGCCCTCTAATGGATAAGGCGTTGTATATGAAACAATTTTTTGAGCATTTTCATCAGGCAATCCTGTTGCTTGATTAATCGGTGTTATTGGATAACCTAATTCAACGCATAAAGGATTATGCCATAAATCAAAAGCTTCTATATCATCCCATTCATATAATTGCTTACTCATTAGAAGCCCCACTTTACTTGCAAGTAATCGCGTAATTTAGTTCTATTTGCTTCAGTAGCATTTGCCCCAGTAACAAATATCAGTTCGCAAATGCTGCCAACAAAGTGGATATTAAAACCTGATATCTTGCCAACTGTTAATGGGATTAAAGGGGCTGTTGTTCCTGCTGTAGCTGTTTGTGTATTTGCTTTCTGCGCTGAACCACCTTCAAGAAATATAGATTGACGATCAGCGGCAGTTGCGTTGCCAAAATCATTTAAGAAAGTCATATAAGTAAAGGTGTTGTTTGTGTATGCGCTATCTTTAACATTTTCGCAGACATATTGACCGCTACCATTAATCGCTGAAACTATTATCTTTGTTGCTCCTGAGCGTTGGTCTGGATTTAACTCAGCGGATCCACCGCCATTTCCAGCGCTAGTTCTAGTGCTAAAGATAAATCCATTTGTATTTGGATTATTTGTCTTAAAAGCAATCGCCCAAAGACCTGCGGTGCTGGTATGCAACGAAGTCCAATTTGATGCAGTAGCGGCATCCATAAAGGCGGAGCCATCAAAATCGACTACATTTAATCCATTGCGAGTGGTCAATCCAGAATCAGGCTGATTTGCCCCTGTGCCTTGCGTTAGGTTATAGCCGTTGCCAGATTTATCATTCCATTGACTTACAAGATTAGATGAAACTGATAAGGTTGAAGTATCAGAAGCATCATACCAAGCCAACGGAGATATTGATAAAGGATTAAATGCTGTTTGACTACTAGAAGCAATGATCCCGAGTAAAGACATTATTCAATATCTCCAACGACTAAGAAAGTGTTTGAAGCTGTGCAAATAATTGAAGCAGCACTATATCTCTTGCGTAGTTTAGGTGCTGTTGCAGTTGCTCCAGTCGAGTTAATAGTTACACCTGCGCCTTGAGCCAGCGTTACTTGTCCTGCGCCAATCTGAGCTATATTAATTACATCACCTGCGCTGAATACGCTTGGTGGAACTGTTAAAGTAATCGGACTTGCATTATTTAAAGTTACCAATTGATTTAAATTAGCTGCCACCAAAGTATAAGTTACTCCAGTTTCAGCATCAAATTCTAATTTTAATCTTAAAGTAGCAGTCCCCGAAGTTACGCCGCCAGACAAGCCCGAATCTGTGCCTGTTGTAATGCCAGTTATATCCCCTACATCATTGGCAACCCAAACAAAATCCAAATCTGTATTTGAATTCTTTGCAAGTATTTGACCGCTAGTCCCACCCTTTAAATCAAGAAATGAGGTATCGACCCCATTGCCAAGGGTTCTGATGGCAGCTGCGCCATCTTTGACTAGATCAGTATCAGCTGGGGTTGTCCAGCCAAAGTTTGTTGTTGTTGGCATATTTTCTCCTTAGGCTACGATTGTAGCGTTTAGCCAGTATAAAGCTGGGTTTATTGTATTCCAAGACTCAGCCGCTGGGACTGAGTTCCATCTGAACGCCTGAAGGCTAAAAGCGATAGGCGAGACATTTAGAGTTAGGTTGAGCTGATTCAGGCTGGCAGTCCAAGTCCATCCTTCGACAAATCCTTGGAATTCACCGCCTACCATATTGGCTGGCAAATTGATGATATTAAGAGGCTGGCCCATAAATACGCCAAGAAGGTTATCTCGGTCTGTATTGTCGATTTCACCGCTGGCTATTGGAAAGGTTATCTGCCTCAAGGCGAATTGAGGATAGGCGCGGATAAGTAGGTAGAAGGCAGCTTGAGCCTCCGCGTCGTGCTGGTGTCTAAGGGTTGTAGATATTGTTGTAGCTAGTTGCCCGTAAAGCGATATGGAAGCTGCGTCTTCATCGCTGATTTCTGCGCTACCAGTTCCATAACCGACTGTAATTGCGTTTCTAACATCCCCAGCCCGTTTAAGAATTGATAGAGCAGGGCCAATGGCGTGATTGCCATCTAAATCAACATAGCCATTAGTTGATAAGTATTGGGATCTATGGGTTGAATCTGCATACCCAATACGGCCCTGAGAATCCTCATATAGATAACCTAGGCCGCTAGTAGCAAAGCGAGAAGCAAGATTATAAACTGTGTCGTTCAGGTTATTTTCGGAATGAAGTTCATAATCCCCTGGGGTATCAATTTCACCTAATCCGCTATTTTCTGCATCCTGCCATTGAGTAGTTGGGTCATAGCCATTCCAAGTTTCGGCAGTTGGGACTTCATTCCATTGGTCAAATAATACTGTTTCAAGTAATTCTAAAATTCTATCGCCGTCAAATTGATGGGCAAAGTTGCCAACATAGACGGCTCGATTAAGTCTGGCTAAAGCTCCTACTGCAACTATTCTGATTTGCTGGCTAGTAGCCGTTGATCCTGAGGTCTGGACTGTGATGCCTAAATCTGTAATAAATCCGCCAAAAAGATTTACATAAGCTGAAGTAGAATCTTGAACCTCTATTGTTACTGCATCATTAATTTCAAATGAAACTGCGGCTTCGCTAGTCTCAATTAAAGTGACATTGCAATAACCTGCAACTGGTTGCGTATAAATATCGGTTCGGCCTGAGGTGATTGTAAGACCGCTAAGGGTAGCGTTTGTGACTGTATTACCAGCCACTTTAACGCGATAGGTAGGATTCCAACTTGTCATAAGCCGCTTAGTTGTTGTGCGCCTGCGCCAGTTCTAGAGTTGCTATTGTTTAAAGCTAATACAACCGCTCTAGTAAATCCTTCTTCATCTATAGCACTAGGAGCATTGACATTTATAGTAATAGGCTGGCCAGCTGCATCGCCTCTACGCACATTGCTTACATCAAAGTTAGTTGGGATAGCTAAATTAGCTCCACTTAATTTAGATGGGAAGCTAGGCATTGTGCCTGTGACATTTGCATTCGCAGATGATTGTGTGCTGGAATTTGTAAAACTAGGAGTAACTACATTTGGAACTGCCGGAATTGAACCGCTTGTTGCTGAAAGTCCAAAAGGCAAGGATCCACCTGTAACTGTGTTAGAACCAGTCGAATTATCTTGCGCAAATGATGGTTTAGATATCTGGCTAATATCTGGCAGCAAAGGTATTTTGTTATAAGCTCTGATTAAAGCATTGATGCCATCTATTGCTGCACCGACTGCACTACTAATAAAGCTAGTCAGTTTTGAGATAATTGTTATGGTAGCCCCTGCTATTTTACCAACTGTCTCAAGTGCATTTCCAAAAGTGTTAATTAATATTGGTATGACAAAGTTTTTCAAGAAAGCGACAAATTTCTCAAAGCCTTCTCGGTTATTTTCTATTGCGTCTTGAATTGGCTTAAGCGCATTATCTTTAAATTTAATAAATTGTGGTATCGCAGTATTGACTACATAATCTAAAGTTTGTTGCAAAATCGGCAATAACCGAGCGCCTATGGATTCTTTAGCTTCATCAAAGCCAACCCGTAATCTAGCCAATTGTCCTTCAAAGGTGTTTGCTTGAGTAGTAGCTGCGCCGCCAAAAGTATCTGCAAGTTGAAGCATTGTGCCTTCAAGACCGAGGGATTTGATTTCTGCAGTTGATAGTCCTACCCCTAAACGCCCAAGAGCGCCAGTATTTCCCTCATAAGCTTTACCTAAAGCATTTGAAACGCTCTCAACACTCTTACCAGTTGCAGCACTTATATCTAACGCTAAAGCTAATAATTCTTGCGATTTCTGCGTTTCACCTGTTGCTGTTGCTAAACGCTGTAATGCTGGTCTTAGTTGCTCATCAGATACTCCGACGGCTAAAGAAGTTTTTGAAATTTGTTTTTCAATCGCAGCTATTTGAGCCTGTGTTGCCCCTGTTGTATTTTCCAACGCATTGGCCAAACGCTTTTGAGCTGCTTCATCTTCAATGGCTGCTTTAACGCCATCAACGGCTAACTTAGCTGCATAGGCAGCTGCTGCTGCCGCTGCTGCTGCAAAGGCTGCTGCTGCGACTTTACCAAACTTCTCTAACTTACCGCCAAAGCCTTCTACCTCTTTAGACCCAGTATCTAGCTTCTTTTTTAAGTCATCGACATCAGCAAGAATTGAAAGTTTAAGTGTTCTACTGCCAGCCATTACTTATCCCATTCTTTCAATATTTTGGAAAATGCTTCTTGCCATTTCTTAATTAATTCAGGCTGAATCTTACGAAGGGTTGGGTAGATAAAGTAGCCAGCATTGCCGCGACCTTTGCTGGGTGTTCTTCTCGGGAACTGACGCAAGCGATTAGATCCAAATTCATAACCTGCCCAGAGTTTTTGTGTGCTACCGCCACCAGAAAAGCGCTGACTAGCAAATCCGTATGAGAACTCTCCGATTTTGGAACTTGCCGATACTTTGACACCTGTCGTAATTCTTCGGACGGCTTCTTGGCCAAAGGTTCTGGTGAGTCCATAGGCTTTAATTTCGTTGGCTGCATAAGTAGCCAGCGCGCTAGATTCTCGTTTAGCTTGGTTAATGGCTTCATCATCCATCGCTTTAAAAGCGGTAATGATTGAGCGGAGTTCGCGCTTGTCATAGCTGATTGGTAACTCATCTGCCACCGCTACGCTCCTTTAAAATATCTATCGCCGTTAGAACTTGGTCAATGTCCGTCCAGTAAGTCATTGGAATCCCAGTTGCTATCGCTATCTCGATGATTAGTCGGTTGATGCTTCCGGGCTCGTAACTTTTGGGCTTTCATCTCCAATCGTCATCTCTTCGACTGTTAGCTCCCAAATCTCTTGAGACTTGGTGGGCTTTCCAGCTGCTTCGCGCTTATACGCAAAGTAAGCAAGGTCTAAGAAGTCCGCTTGCTGGTAGGCCGAGATATCCTTCATCGAATAAATGGACTTACCAGTTTTGCGTTCCCACTTAGCCCACTCTGGCAAGCCAGCCTGATAAGTAGCTGACTCACCCGAGCTATATTTAATTGTTATTGAAATTTTCATAGCTCCCGATGCTCCGATCTATTAGGTGTAAGACTCAGCTGGTTGTCCGATTACTGTCAATGTCCAAGTGTCTGTAAGAGCGCCAGGAGCAGCTCCGCCAGCCGTTGGGAATATTGGCAATACTTGGAAAGTAAATGAGGCTCCAGTTGCAGCCGTAAATACTACTGAAATACCAGTATTTGGTGCAGATTCTGCAACACCCCAGAAGATTTCAAATAGTGATCCTGCTGCGCCCCAGTCTTGCAGAAGTTCAAGTGTAAATGTCCATTGCTTATCAACGGACTTATAAGCGCGACCATCAAGTGTTTGATAAGTCTCGATAATGGTTTCAGCGGATAAAACTGCTGAAGTCGTTTGAGCGTCAAATGAGTTGCCTCCAATAGTGAAGGTCACATCGCGCCCAGTTATTACTGTAGTTGCCATTTGGGTCTCCTATGCGGTTTGCTCGTAGCGGACGCTCAAGCGAATATCTGAAACTAGCAAGGTTGTAGTTCCAACTTCGGTTACTGAAGGTCTTTCGACTATCGATAACTCATACTTGGAAGCGTTTAGCGCTCCAAGAATACTAATTATTAATTGCTCCAAGTTGTCCAAAGCAGCGGCATTGCTGAAATACGCAACGCAAGCAGTTATTGTGTAATTTAATTTAACGCGAGTAGTTGATTTGCCTAAGACTTCAAGCTCCATATAAGGCGAATCTGGGACGACTACGATTGCTGGAACTATTGGCGCTTCTGGAACTGAGTCATAGATATTAGCGGTGCAGCCAGCGAGAGCCGTCTTAATAGCGCCTCTAACATCTGTCGCAATTGTTGATGCTGGCATTAACCCACCATCGTTTCAACATCAAGATAAGGGCCAAGCAAGCCAGTTACTTTGGCAAGTAAATTCTTAGATAGTCGGTAAGGGGTAACTGCAAAATCTACGCCTTCGATTGATCCACCAGCGGCGGTTCTGGCTTGGAAGATTTCAACGGAGATAGCCAGAATAGCAGCTTCAGCATTGGCATTTCCGACATAGGTTGATAGTCCAGAGAGCGCAGCATTTCCTGCTGGGATAACATTCTTTTCCAATATATCTGCATTGGTGATTGCAACGGCAAATTCATAATCTGATAATCCATCTGCTAATACTGTGTGTGTGCCGTTAAATGGCGAGCCACATCCCGTAATGATTACGGATTGGCCTTCGGTAAATTCTTGGATTGTAGCGGTAATAAAATAGGCGATATTATCTTCAAGTCTTACTTTGTTAATCTTGCTTTGGAAAGTAACTAGCATTGGGAGAACTAAATTCTCCGAGGCATCTACTATGTCGTTTAAATAAGCATCGTTGTATAGGGATGACGAAACGCCAAGAATTGTCCTAAGCTCGGTGGCCGTAACTATTGTAGGCATTTCGTCATCCTTTCAAGCAATTAGGTGAGGGGCCAGCTCGGGAGCGGACTGGCCCTCACTATTAGGGGTTCTTAGTTCTTGTTGAAGTAGCAAGCTCCATCAGCGACCTTGACTGCAAGTGCGCCGTAGCCATAGTAAGCAACTTCAATCTGACCAT